AAGCGTCTGCTGGCACGGCATCACTCGCGGATTTGTTCTGATGTGTGCAGTAATTGGCGCACGATTAACTTCCCCCAGTCCTTCTGACTTGGAACTGGTGCGGAATGTTTTCCTTGAATCTCGTATTCGAGGGTTACACGCGACAGGTTTGTCGTATGTAAAGAACGGTAAGGTTGCCACTCTCATTGAAGCTGTCCCCGCTCCTGACTTCTCTCCTCTCTCAAAGATGGAGCAATTGCTCAATGAGGATGGCAACCTGTACCTTATTGGTCACTGTCGATATTCAACCAGTGACCTCCGATTCAATCAACCCATACAGACCAGTGACGATCTATCAATCGTTCACAATGGCGTGGTCACACAAGAACTTCCAGAGAACTGGGATAGGCTGTATGGGTATGAGACGACCACACAGAACGATACTGAACTGCTAAATCGAACGATTGAGGCAGGATATCATCCACTCGAGATCTGGAGAGACTCATCTCTATCTGTCATAGAACTTACATCAGATAAGAAAATCAACCTGTATCGGAATGGTAAGCGACCATTGTACAAGACTACTATGGACAACGGTTATATTATCACATCAACGAAGGATATTGCAAAACGTGCTGGAATCATTAATGAATCAATCAGAGTCGAATCAACAGGTTCAGGACGGGATCTCCAACCTATCATTTGATGACTGGTCTGAGTTTTGTGAAGCAAACAAAACGACTGACAAATTCTTCTCGAAGATGAGACGTGGTATCATTGACGACAACTGTCAAGACTGCATCCGTGCTTTCTACGAGGATGGCAAAGTCATGGGGGTCATCGCAACGAAGATGATGAAGAACTATGCCAATCTGAAGTGGATCGTCACAATACCAGACGCTAGAGGCAAGGGTGTGTTCCGTAAGTTATGTGAAGACGCTGTGTATCGAGCATATATGGCACAACTCAAACACTTCCGAGTATCAATCAATGCTCCTGCTCTTACTGCATATGAAAGAGTAGGTTTCAAGTCTTGGGGAATCCAAGCATCAGACACGTTTCTCTCTATTGGACGTATCGCTGGACCAAGCGTCAGTGATCTGGTCTGGGAGTGGGATGAATACACACAAAAAGAAGTCACTAAAAAGGGCATGGGTGGTTGCGTGAAAGACTATTGGACTGAAGCACGTGGATTATAGAGAACCTAAAAACAGACGCGAGGCATTCAAGCGATGGTATGCGTGGTCTGTCAGATATAATGATTGCGACCCTGCCATCTGGCTCGCCAATTACATCAATGCACGGTATGAGCATAACGATGAGCAACGACTCTGGTTTGCTTGGTTGTACGGCAACACATACTACCTCCCGACATCTTGGGTTCTGATGAATGAGTTCCCCGATTTCGAGTTGGCTACATTCGATCGGATGAATGCGTGGAACACTGAGAACTATAAGCGACTCCGATACCAGACCGACACCAAGTGGAGTAAAGGACATCTGGCTGATATGTTCGCCTCGTATGAAAAGTTTACAGAGAAGCGTACACAACGACAGATGCTGGAATCTTACTATGGCGACAATGAAGAGCAGAACTTCGATAATCTCTGGACTGCTCTCAAGGATGGTCTGTATAAGTTCGGACGCTACTCGACGTGGTTCTATATGCAACAGCTGAAGCACACCGCTGATGTCCCCATCGAGCCAACAAGTCTGATGTTCAGCGATTACTCTGGATCTCGATCACACCGCAACGGATGGTTGTATGCGCTCGGTCAGGAGGACAAGGTGAATACCAAACTGACATCTGGAGAGTATGCGGATCTCGAAGCGCAGGGTAGTGAACTGATCAGTGAAATGCACTCTGAATATCCTGAACTGGCGAAGGACATCAATTACTTCTCAATGGAGACGTGTCTGTGTTCATTCAAGAAGTTGTTCCGCACCAGTCATGGTCGATACCTCGGATATTATCTGGACAGACAAGCTGAAGAGATACTGAAGGTCGAGAAAGATGGCTGGTCTGGTATCGAGTGGGAGGTCTTGTGGCAAGCAAGAAACGAAACTTTGGACTTGACTTTATCAAATAAAACAGGCATAATCAAAGAGAAGTATGCGTCATTCCTGAATACAGGCAAGCTGGATCGGTTGGAGATGATGTATGATGATGAACAATCAGTGGAGGGAGTATTACCACTATGACGAAAACTACCAAAACTCGGAGCAACAAGACGAATGCTGTATATGGCAGGACTCTGGACGGAGTTCGGTTTGCTAAAGATAATCCTCTGATGCAAGCATTAGATATCAAGGATGAAGTCAAAATGGAATATTGCGAGATCACCAGAAAAAGGCATCCAATAAATGCGTTTTACCCTGTCACTGGCTCTACTGAAGAAGTGAGGCGAGTCTGCCGTGAAGCGTGGGATTGTCGAGTCACAGACCCAGACACTGGCGAAAGAGTTTCAGCAAATGGAACTAAAAAATACGATAAACTTGTTCGAATAGAACTCGATCTTGAAGATGCACCAACCAATGAGGACAAACCATGTCTACAGTTATAGCAGTTGTCGGAGTCCCAGGATCTGGGAAGTCGACTCTTATGAAAGAATTTATGAAGGGTGATGAATGGGTCTCCTGTAAGCCAGTCGATCTTGTCGAGGGTTACATCTCTGTCAATAAGCAGTTGTTCCTGATGGGTAAGTATGATGAGGGTGAGGTGTTCTCTGGTACGGATCGTCTCTCGATGGCGGTTCAGCCTAAAGCCATTGAATATCTTGAACGCTCTCCTGCCGATGTCGTATTGTTTGAGGGTGACCGACTGACCACAACCTCATTCTTCCACGCAGTAAAGCAAGCTGGACATCAGCTGGTTATCATTGAACTGACTGTCTCGGACGACATTCGAGAGCAACGCTATATAGATCGCGGAAGTGACCAGAGCGAGCAATTCATTCAGTCTCGGTTCACCAAGCTAAGAAACATCAAGAACGAGTTTGGTGCTAATCTGTTTGATGACGGAGACATTCGGTCGTTTGAGCACACTACACCTGAAGACACTCGTAAAATAATCGAATTCATAGATGGATGCATGTAATGGGTAGCTGGCACGGTGGTAAGGGAAGCGGCAGAAGAAAAACGGACGCACGAAGATTTAACGATAACTGGGACGCCATTTATGGCGATAAGAATCAGAAGCACAAACAAGGCGAGGATCTCACATGGGAACACTACTGCACTGTCGAGGCATCCCTAATGGGTGTCGGTAAAGGTGAAGAGTGTAACTGGTGCGGTGAAACCGAGTAACTCGGCATATACAAAAAAGTTATAAAAAACTCTCTCTTAGACAAAAATAGTTGTTGACTTTTGTCCTCTCTGCGATATAATAGAGTATAAATTGAGAAGAGAGAGAGAAATATGAATAGCGAAATCGAAACACTGATCCAAAAAATCAAAGCTGACTACTCACGCTTTATGGCTCCTGACACTGATATCAAGAAAGAGATGAACGAACAGTTCTACTCTTCTGTCACTGTTGAAGAGGGTCGCAAATATACCAAAATTCTAACTGGAAACTCTGTCTGGGGTTTCATCGTCTCTGTCGACAATGACAAGAAGTTTAAGCGTGGAGACATCCTGAAGGCAGCTAGTTGGGCTGCTCCTACTCGAAACCACGCTCGTGGTAACATCTTTGAAACATACTCTGTCGCGTGGACTGGTCCACACTACATGGGTGACCAAAGGATGATCGGATAATGGAAGTCACTTGCGTTGAATGGTATGATGCTGATGGGAAGCGACACATCGAATGGGATGTGCGTGACCCTGATGCGCTCGTTGATCGGCTTGTCAACTCTGGCGTAAAGCTGGGAACCATTGATGTTTATGACAAGGATGTATCATAACTTTTGGTTCTAAGAGAGGGTTGCTTATACAAAAATAGTTGTTGACATTAATCTCCATTGCGGTATAATACTTGTATTGAATTGATAAAGAGTGAGTGTTGTTATGAATCTGATTTACGGTTTGACTGGTGGTTTTTTACTGATGGGATCGGTTGGTGGTCTTGAGCAGGGAACAATGTCTATCACTGCTTGTTTGTTCTTCGCCACTATTGGTTTGGCTCTTGCCGCTCTGGCAATGCGTAATAGCATAGGAGAAGCATAATGTTTGATTTATCTAGTCTGAAGTCTGAGGAAGGCATTCTGTTCAACGATCTGGCTATGCTGATCGAAGCAAAAGAGTGTTACAACGAGACGTATTATAACAGTGAGTATGCAAGAATCACTGATCGTCTGAATGAACTTTCAATGTTGATTGATGGAGTTGCCGCATGAAATTAGTTATCGATACTCAAATGAAGGAGAACTATGGTGCTCATGACTGGGATGGTCAGGGTGAATGTCCTCAACACTGGAAATTCAAGGGTGGAACCACCTATGTTGTTGAGAACGTAGACCTCTTGGCAGGTGTGTGTCAACCCTATGTCGAGTTGCTCGACCTCATCGAGAGTGGTGATGAGTATTATGAGGAGTATTCCCTCGGTGCTCGTGAGATCGAAGACTCGCAGATGGCTGGCGAGGAGTGGGAGCAGGATTATGTTGTGTACTGCACTCGTAACTTCTACGGTGTCTGGATCGCTGAGACCGCTCGTGCCTCTTGGGTGATGATGCCCAGTGGTGAGCAAACTGATTACAAAAGGCAAACTGATTACAAAGTCACGCAAAAAATCGCTTGACTTTTGTCTCTCCTGTAGTATAATTGTATTCTAAATTGAGAGTGGAGATTGTTATGGCTTATGCCCCTAGTTCGACCTATAAAGACGCTGACAATACGATTGTCGGATGCTTCCGTGAGAAAGATCACGATAATCTGTTTGAGTTCTCTGTGAACGATGACTATGAGGTTGAGTTCGCTGAGCAATTCCCTCACAAGGTTTGGGTCGGAGACAAGATCGGCAATCCTTATCGTTATGCGCATGTCCTGAAGACTGTTGCGTATGTTGCTGTTGATGAGAATGCTGACGGAACTCCTGTCATCGAAAAGTGGTTCATTAAGAATTGGAGAGAGTATGATTTACTGTGATTACATTGCTGATCAAATACACCATGCGTTGGTGCAAAAGCGAGCGGGAAGCACTGGATATCCATCTGGTCTGAATCCCGCGCTAAAATATGTTGGTCCAATTGAGTTACATCTCAGCAAATGGGGTGACTTCCAAAGCACTCGTAAACGCTTCGAGGTGACTGATCACCAAGACACTGCATACCTTGTGACTGTCGAGGAACTGATAAACAACGATGCGATGGATCTCGCAGACCTTCTGATTGAGATGGGTAATCTGCTGGCAGACTCTGAGGAGTATGATGATCTTGAACCTCGCATTTACTCCGCTCTGGAGAAACTCGATATATGAAGATTCTACAAGAGACCACTGACTGGTCAAGCGCAAAACATCCTGTCTTCAATGGCATCTATCACGTGAATGACGCTGGACATCTGGTGGCATATCAGGGCAAGAGCGGTGAGTTGAAGACATTCACCAATCCACTCAAGACCTTCTCCAAGTCGAGACGGAAGTTCCGAGAGATAAAGCAATGAATGCTCTGATTCGTAACGCAATTCAAACGCCAGATGGGACTGTTCTTGAGTCTCATTCTCGGCACGATTACGTCACGCACACTGATGCCAATGGTAAACAATATATGGTGGATGGCGGTTTGGCTTATGTACGAACGACTCTCCACGATGATCAGATAAGTCTGACTCTATATGATGACGAGCCTCATGAGATTCAGCGCGAGGTGCTGAAGTGGGGAACTCGTGGAATCAAGGGTGACCAACCTCTGACATTTAAACCAATATCCGAGATGGATACAGCGCATATCGGCAACGTGATTGGTATGCAAAACGTCAGCCCAGTGCATCGTCAATGTATGGCTGAAGAACTGCGAAGGAGAAAATGATGAAGAATCTACTCTTTATAATGATGTGCACACCACTGGCACTGGTCTTTTTAAAACACTTGGACTCCACTGCAGTCCACCCCATGTACAGCATGGTGATGGTATGACTATGCCAAATGAACGAAGAGAAGCGGTTGAGCGCACTCAAAAGTTTCTCATAGATCTACTCAATCCGACGGTAACACCGAGAGTGCCAAGGGAAATCCGTGATCGTGCATATACCTGTCTGAAGCACTATCCGAGAGAGTACGATATGGAGTTGGCAAGAGAAGATTCACCTCGTATATTTGGAGAGTGGGATGATTGAGATGTTAAAAGATCTGCTGTGGATGTGTCTGCTGGTAGGAATAATGGCTGTGATTGCCACATGGTACGAGAGCAAAGATGACGAATAACCCCAGTCACAGCCCAAGTCTGCTCTGGCATTACTATGAAATGTACTGTGAGGGACAAATTGCAACGGGAAACTGGTACAAGATTCGCGCAGCATATGCCAATCCGCGAGAGGAATAAACAAGAGAAACATAAGTAATGCGTGTTTTTCCGCTTCCAACCATAAATAATCTCGGCAATAATGCCTCTATCAACAAAGGATACAAAGAAAAGTAAATGATGCCTACAATAATTGGTTGGTCTCTCGTAGTAATATGGTTATTCGGTGCAGTAGCAATAGATGATTTAAAGCTGTCTCGGTCAAAGTTTATCTCTCCACCTGAAAGATTGAATGAAAAACTCCTCTAAACAAAGATCTCTTTCCTGCACAATCTGCAATCGTCATATAAAGGACAATGGTAGAGGAGTGTGGTATCACGAAAGAGAAGGCATAATATGCGGTAATTGTGCCAAACCCACAAGAGACAAGGAAGTCTCTACCTCCACTCACTGGACAAGAGCACTATTCCCCTGATGCATTATATTCCGAAGAAGAAACGCTATGATTCTCTCTCCACTCTCTATAAGGAGATGCTCCAAGACAAGAAGGTAAAGAATATCTCTTTCTCTGGGTATAGTATAGAAGCTAAGTGTGGGAGGAGTAAATTCTCGTATGGTATGGTGGATGGAGAGATAGGAATAAGAGATAGCAAGGGGAAAGACGTAGGCAGAGTTCTATGCATGGACTCGGAATCTCTCGTACCCAGCAAATCTCGCTGATCCTAATTTGCGGGAAAATGCCCGTGGAGAGTCCCCCTCGCCTCGAGAACATCCGCGAGAGAGCCGTTCTCTCTAGTATAGCACATTATCCCTCCCGTGTCAAGGACTAACTGCAGACACAAACCTCCACCTCCCGCCAAAACTATAGTGCCGCAGTCGGCATCAATGCTTGACTTCCTCTGCTAGGAACTGTATAATAGGGTGTCGTCCCTAAAGAGAGAGACAAAAAAAGATTGGTTTAGAGTAAATGAAGTGTTGACTTTAATCCTCTCTGTAGTATAATGGTTGTATTGAATCGAGAAGAGAGAGAGAAAAATATGTACGTTATCCGATATATGTCTAATGATGAAGCTGTAAATGCTATAACTTTCGAGACTGCTACTGCTGCTCTTTCTTGGAGAATGTCTATGGGTCGCACCTTTATGAGTGAGACTTGGGTTGATTATAAGGAGACTGTGTAATGATTATATTTGAAGGTGACTACGTTCGTCTGACCGAAGAATCGCACTGGTTGCGTGTTGATGAGATCATATTCGTTGACGCTGACCCTGCCAATAACAAACTGCGACTGTCTGATGATTATGTCGTACCTGCTCCCATCGAGAAGTACATTGATGAGGCTCGCTCGGAGAATGAGCAGATGGAAGCATATGCTGAAGAGGTTCGTGAGCAAGAGGAACGTGCTGCTCCTACTGCTGACAAGTGGGAAGAGAACTACTATGCCTCTGACGCTATCCACCACGCTGAAGCCAACCAGTACTGAGGAGAGAGAATATGACATATGAAGTTCGTTTAAGTAATTATGGTGCAGCTGCCAAGGAGTGGTACTCGTTCGAGACTGCTAAGGAAGCTGTGAAGTTCGTCAAGACGGAACTGCACGAGACTGGGTTCCAGATGGGTGGCTATACGTTTGACGAGAAGTTTGAGGAGCTGGTCTGGATCGACAAGGGTCGTAT